CAGCATATCCCTGGGAAGTATTATATGAGCCTTTGTGGGTAGCACCTGCTTCTCCAATAGAACTTTGACCACCGCCACCAATAAATAAATTATTACCGACACTATCAGCTCCTTTGAAAGAACTCATTAAGATAGCAGTACCATTAGTATTAAAATTGATATTTCCTGAGACATCAAGTTTTTGAAGAGGATTGGTAGTGCCGATGCCGACGTTGCCGGTGCCGTCTTTTAAAGTCAGAAAATTATAACCTGTCCCTCCTGCTTCAGACCAAAATTCATAACTTTCTGCCCCACTATAACGAAGATACAAATCCGAAGTATCAACAGTATCTCTCAAATGAAGTATATCTCCAGCGACTCCAGTAGTTTGCTGAATATCCAACTTCGCCCCTGGACTCATTGTCCCGATGCCGACGTTGCCACTATTTAAAATAGTTATTCCTTTTGTGGCAGTATCGCTTCCATCCTCTGCAACAAAAAGATTCATTCTTCCAGGAGTATCACCCGCCCCAGGTGTTCCATCAATAAATACCTCAATTAAAGCAGCCTGACTAAGATTGTCAGTTCCATCATCAACTTGCCAGACAATAAAACCAGCAGAGTCATCGTCAGCCACAATCGTATTCCCACCAATAGTCCCATCCCTACTTTTGAAGAACCTTATTGCTGGAGAATCAGCATCGTTTGACCATCTACCGAATATCATCGAAGAATCTACACCATCTGTACCTATTACTTGAAACTCGGCTTTATTCCCTAGATTTACTTGCTCAGAATTTCCAATAACTAAACCATCACCATCAGCTATAGATACGATGGCTCCGCTTGGATCAATAGCTAGATTGCCTGAAGCATCTACTGTAAGGGTGGTATAAGCTACTTCTCCACCAGACAATTTTAGTTGAGTCGTTGTTCCGTAAATTTCCAAAAGAGCGTCTGGGTCTAAAAGATTTATCCCGACATTTCCACCACCTGGGTTTAAACAAAGGTGGGTGTCTAAAGCTGTTGGTTCTGCTGCTTTTTTAGCTTGAATTGTAGCTACATGGTTTGTGGTGTAATAGCCGATAAGTAAAGAATCACCGTGATTTGTTGCTCCTCTGATGGTAATTTGTGAAGCTGGAGAAAAACCAAAATCTCCCTCAAATAAAATAGCAGCGTTTCCTGCTGAGGCGGTTACATGAAGTCTGGCTTCAGGATTAGTCTCGTTTATGCCGATTCTTGAATTTGTCCCGTCAAATCTCATTAACTCTGTATCTACCCCACCATCGTTTACATGAAAAATAATGTCCTTATCTTGGGTAATATTTTTAATATAAAGGTCATCTGTGTTTGAATAGATTTCTCCATCATCACCCGTTCCTAGCAGAATCTTGTCATCGTCTTGTAGATCAAGGTTGGCTAATAGAGTAAGATTTCCCCCAACCTCAAGAGCGTCATCGGTTTTAAGAGTGTTAGCAGCACTGGCATACAAATTGACGTCATAGGCTTCGTTGGTACTAGAGAAAAGAAGTTCCCCATCTGTCCCAGCAGTATAGGTTTTTATTTTTTGCACAGAAATGATGTCTCCTCCGACAATAAGGTAGTCATCTGTTCTTAATTCGTTGGCAGCTGCTCGGTATAAGTTGACATCTGCTCCAAAATTAACAGCATTGGCCGAAGTTGTCCCCTCGGTGATGGTGACAGAAGCAAATTCTGGAGTTCCTGCGATTGTTACTGCTTGATCAATGTAGGTGTGACTTGCTCCGCTTTCTCCAATATGAGTATAGGCAGTATCCCATTCTGAGTGTTCTACTGTAGCTGGGAGGGCTGACCCACCAATCACTTGGTCGGCATTTACCATTCCAGTAAATCCTGCGTTTTTCGGTGCTATTTTTGCTATTAGTTCTATATCGCTCATTTAGTTTCGACTATTGACGCCCCTAAATTGGAGTTAGTCGACCTCCATACATAATAATCTTCTGCGTACCCATTTGCGTTAGTAACAGATACTGTCTCAGGAGCCTCAAAGCCTCCCTCGAAACCCGAAACCCAAAAAGTAGGAGTTCCAAGTCTTAAAGGAAAGGCGAACAACATGTACTCACTTGCTCCTGTCGTAACAGAGTCCCAAGTCTGGGTGTTGTCGTTGGTAATTTCGTTAGTAGCTAGTCCCTCCACATCGGCTTCGCTGTAACTTGAGGTAGTAGTAGTTTTTCCATAATAGAGAGGGTCAATCAAATTAGCGGAGGTTGAAAGGGTTAAGGTGGAGTTTCCAAGATTGGTTAAGGTTGAGGCAAAGACTTTGTAGTTCTCTGTCAATCCTGCGGTATTAGCCAAAGAAACCGTTTCAGGTGCAGTGAAAGGCATGGTGATTGAGTTAAACCTCGCTCCTGAAGCGTGGATAGAAGTGTAGCGTGAAGGATAAGCCCAAACCACATAATTAGAAACCCCTGCGTTTATAGCACGAGAAGTCGTATAAGAAGGGGAAATTGTCCCCGTCAACGCCTCCACGTTAGCCTCTGAGAAACTAGAACCTGTAGTCGAAGGTCCGTAGTAAATGTAGTTATAAAAGTAAAGGGCGGCGGCGTAATCTATGTCGGAATCTGTCCCATCGTCTGAGTCAAGCCTGAACCTTATATACTGGTCGACGGTAGGATAATTAACTGCGTCTGTGTTGTCTCCTGAAGTATAGGCTGCTCCATCCATTACCCCTATTGTGGCGTACGCCGCTCCGTTGATCGATTTTTTTACATCAGATGTAGTGGGGGGTCCGTTGTTATAAGTAGCTGAATAGGTAATGGCTCCTGCCGCCTGCCATTCTCCAGAACCAGCTAGTATTCCTGTAGTCAATCCATCGTCAAAAGCCGTGCAAGAGAAAGTAAAAGTCGTTCCCTCTACTACTGGAACAAAATTCGTTCCATTAAACTTTAAAACATCATTCTTTGCTACGGGGTCTGTCGTGATATCGGCATCGGAAAGTTCGTCTATGCTCGGAAGAGTGGTGAAATTCGAACCAGTTAGGGTGGGGCTTGACCCACTAGTTACATCCTGGTCGATATAGGAATGGTCTGCCCCTGTGCTTAATCCTTGAAGATTCCCATGGTCAATGTCGGCTTCTAAAATAGCCCCTGTTTCAGCTAGTGTCTTTTTCACAAACGTGTCTGCTCCAGAAGCAACTAGAAAATCATTAGCGGCGTCTGCCAGGGAATGGAGTATGTATTGAGTATGGTCGTCGTCTGATAGACCACCAAGAGATCCGTGATCTCCTCCCGCCGCAGTTCTGGTTATGTTGCTCTCTCTCCAATCGACATAATCCTCATTTTTATCGGTACTTACAATCCTTGTATTTACGTCATTTGTATAACCATCTTTACATTCAAAAAGTACAGAAGCAATAGGAGTTATCTCTGGTCCAGGCAAGTTCCCCAACAACAGATTTCCAACCTCAGTGGCTGCACCATCCTGGGCTTTTTTCTTTTTCTCATAAACTGCTTGACCCATAATAGCTATGATTGGATTGTCTTTCTCCGTTGTGGCAAATACATGAACCAACATAAAGTCTTTGTCGCCAGTTTCTGTTTGTTGCCATGCCCCACCAGTGAGTTCGTTCCAGTTAGGTCTTGTTCCGCTTATCAAAAATGAATATCCATTGTTTATGGTTTTACGCCAATCTCCATTGGCCCCACTTCTCCAATAGACAGGAAGCCCCGTTGTTGAAGTAATTGCGTCTGACGTTATTCCAAGGTCTTCATCTGCAACGCTACCCACGTCCACTCCAAACTGAGCGTGGGCATTAAGAGAACCATCTTGGTCTGTGTCAATAGTATTTAGGGCTATTCCGCTATACCACCTAAGTCCAACACTGAAATGTAAATTAGCGTGAGTGTCACCGTCCATTGTTATTCCATGTCTTTCCTCTCCGATATAAATTCCAGTAGCATTGGTTTCATCCCAGTATATGATTGAAACAAGAACTTTCAGAGTAACAATCGTGAACTCTTGGTCAAAAGTTGGGTTGACTGTCTCAGTCAGCGTCCCGGCATCGTAGTAAACGTAATGTATTCCCTCCGTGTCTGCTAGTTTAATGTTCTCAGAAGATGACTTGGTGTATTTAAGCCCATCTTGGTAAAAACTAAATCCCCCATTTGTAGGAGCAATCGTGAGTGTTCCCCCGTCTGCGGCATCTGCAAAACTTAAAGACGAATCGGTTCTGTTAGGAAAGCCTGTTGGTTCGTTCATAGCATCCCACTTATCGCCAACCTCTTGTAGGGCAGTTTCTACTTCTGTGCCAGTGTAAAAAGAGCCAGCATCAGCTATCGGTATATCAACCGCACTTACCTGATTAGTTCCCAAACCCCAGTCAATATGAGTATCATTAATAGAGTCTTCTATGACTTCGGCGCTTATTGTGTTGTTGGGGTCATCTACTGTCCACTCGATTGTGTTTGAGTCTAGAAATTCAGCCGCAATAATATCTCTGATTCTTTCTGGGCTTAGTGATGGGGTTCCGCCTATTCTAGTCATTATAATTTAGCCTTAAACGAACCGTTATTTATTTCTGTTTCGGTTAATCTTAATAAATTAAATCCATATTCCTTCAAATAACAATTTTTTCTTTTGTCTCTTTCCTTGGTTTTTGGTTTCGAGTGCCAATAATCACCATCAGCCTCAATAACTAAATTAAGGCTGGGGATATAGGCATCAACAACATATCTATTCCCCACTACTTTCTGTCGTTCAAACAAAAAGCCTCTTCTCTTAAGCTCTTCATACACTTTTATCTCAATGCCCGTTGGTTTTTTGCTACGAAGTCTCCTCATTAAATCGTCAAAGTTTTTAGGTTTTTTTCCTTTAAGAGACTCACTTATCTTCCTTCTCCATTCCTTCGACAAAGCCCCAGTTTTCTTTCCCTTATTCCAAGAGACACCTCCATTAGCCCTCCATTTTTTTAAAGCCATCACCCCTGTCTTGTCCCCTCTTTTAAACTCTCTACCAGTATGTTTCCCCTTCTTGGCATCAGACATTCTTTTAAGAGAAGATTCGCTTAAATACCCAGTTTTCCCTTTATTCCACGGGATAAGTCCCTTTTTAAAAAGAGTCTGAGAACACTTCCTTGAACAATACTTGACCTCTTCGTTCCACTTTTTCAGGCTCTTGGTAGGAAGTTTAAAAAATTCTTTGCCACAAGTTGAACATTTCTTTTTTAGAATAGTTTCGTTCTTCATTGTCATATTCAACGCCCCGCAGATTCGTCCGAAACTTCGACACAACGGACATCTATACTTCCAGTACCGCTAAGTCCCCACCACAGTTGTTTGGGCCCAGAGTCAAACGAGGGGGAATAACTTTGTGGAGGCACAGGAGTCCCATGAGCAATGCTGACATCCTCTCCGCCTATATAAAGGGTTTTATCTGCGTCGTTATTGTAGAAAACCAGCGACCTTCGGTAGTCAAGAACATCTCCTGGTACGGGGGTGGCTGTGGTTAAAACCTTGGTTGATGTTGACCGAACTAATCCAATTAAAGAGTTTATGTTTATGTGAGTGACCGGTTGTGGAGTCCTAGTTGGAGGGAAGTTATCCACAGAGATTGAATCTGGGAACTCTACTCCGCCCACCTCAATCTTTTTTATATCTTTTCCCAACTTCTTGATTTCTTTAACCAAATCTTTGTTATCGACTGGTTTTTGTTTGTTTACTGCCAATAATAAATTAGACAGTCCCCTTTCAAGGGGAATCATGTCAACCGAAACGGGTTGCTCCCGAATACTTCTAAGGGCTAAAATAACCCTATCGGTAACAGAACCAATCAATTTTGTTGTTTTTTCCTTATCCTTGTCTTCTTTTTTTTGTCTAAGAATTTCTTTATCCGTTGTTAGCCTTTCTTTAGTCTTGAAAATAAGATAAGCAACAGGGTCTAGTTTCTTTTTTAATAGTGAGTCGATGTTTCTTTTAAGGCTCATTAGACCTCCCCCGCAATATCCTGTAGTCCCTTAAGAACTTCTGCTGGTAACTGTGTTTCTTGAGGTGGAAGTTGCTGAGAAGCAGGGGGCATTGATGGGCCTGCCGGCGTTTGTGGTCCTTCCATCGCAGGAATTGAAGCCTCTTCTGGTATTAAGGCAGTTTCTGGTGATGGTTGAATAACGGCGCCTTCTCCTGGTAGAGGTGGCTGTTGGGGTTTTTTGCTCAAAGCAAGGTGCATTTCTATGTGAGCTTTAACGTTTTCGTTCCCAGACTGACCTAGAGCCTCATTGTGGACAAGAATGTGGACAGCGTGGTTATCGGTTACTAAAGGTTCAACTTTTCGGTTTTCGTGAGTCATAATTATGTTTTCAGTTCTAGCAAGCTCTTCATCACTGACTCCTTCTGCTCCTGTGGCTGAAGAAGCTGACATCTGATCTAGAATCTCTTTCTTTCTTGTTTCTTCGACGATGGTGTTTATGTCAGAGAACTCTAAGTGTTTGAGAGCAGTTTTAGCGTCAATCAAACCAGAGTTGTATAGTTCTTTCACTTTCTCTTGTCGAGCACTCTTGGTGTAGGCTAACCATGAACCGATAGTGACTCTAACCTCGTTGTCTCTCCCGATAACTGCCAGATCGTATTTCTCAGCTCCGATAGTGACTTCATTTTTGTCTCTCTTTCCACCTTCACCGACGTAAGCAAAGACTCCAATCTCTTCGTTTAGTCCAACGTCTTTGGCGATCTTTGGGGCAGAGTAGTTGTCAGATATTTCTCTTAGTATTTTTCTACCAACACTTACCAAGAAGTCTTCTAGGTTGTCGACGAGATCGGATTGATTTGAGCTGTCGGCTTGTTTAAGTTCGGCGATAGCAATTCCTGAAGTGACTGATTCTGGCAAAACTCCCCTACTAGCTTCGTGTGAGCCTCCAAGGTCTTCAATATATTTCCAACAGTTGTTGATTTGTTGCTGATAGGATCTTGGTAAAGGCTGAAGTGGAAGTGATGTTACCTCTGAACCTCGATTCTTCTCGATAAAGCTACCGTGTTCGTTTGAGACGATTCTAACCCCTGAGTTTTTATCCATGACGATTCTTCCCAAGGCGTAGCGATAGTTGTAAGCGAAAGTTGACGATTCGAGAGCGTTTAAGACTTTATTGATAGGAATAATGTGTTTGGCCCAAGATTCGCCGTAAAGTTCCAAAGGATTTATGTCCGCTTGGTACATAACGAAAGGAAAGTCTTTTCTTCTTTTCAGTTGAATTAAAAGGGGATCTTCTTCTCTGTCGATATAATGAATGATTCTCATTAAAATTTCTCCCTCTTTAAGGTCTTTTGTTTCCTCCCCATTTCTTTTTAGCTCATCCTTCATATCTTCCATGTTATCTTCGCTTACCCTAGTTTTGATCCAGACCTCTTTTAGGATAATCCCTTCCTCTTCTTCTTCATTTGACGTGCCTGATATCACCTTAAGCGACTGCAAAAGGAACTGCTTTGAAGGAGATGAGGCTACTTGAGCATCTCCTGTCTCTGGGGGGTCGCCGTAGAAGGTGTAATTTGGATTTGTTGTTATTTCTGAGAGTGTCTTCCTGATTGCTTTTACACAGTATTGGGCTTCTTCCACTGAAGTAGCTAACGGATCGACGTAAAAATCGTACGGGTCTAGTAACCAAGCAGTGACCTCACCTCTCCCTTCGTCACCGTCGGGATCGAAACCTATCTGCCATGGCCCACCAACGGAATAGATCAATCCCTGCATGACAGTTTCCTTAATCTTCTTCCTAAATCCGAGCGTGTAATAATAGTAGTCTAAGAGAGCTCCGGAGAGCTGGGCGTTCTTTTCCTTGTCGGGGCTTTTGCCACTGGGTAGAACTTCCCATTTAGGTTTAAAGTTAGTGACTTGATTCTTAACCGAGCGCATTTGCACCCACAAAAGGTTGACTGGCAGTTTAACGCCTCGTTTGCTAACGATGGCCACACTTCGTTCCGACCTATTATAAGAGGAAAACTGATAGCCACGTCTAAATAAATCTCTAGTTAACCATCTCCAGTCATATTTCTCTCTAGATTCTTTGGCCGATTGGAACAAGTTCACCGCTTTTGATTTCAACATTCTCCCATTAGCCCTGTCAAGAGCTTCTGTGTCATTTTCTTTTATCTTGGGCATTTTTTGGTCTTTAGTTTCAGCTAGTTTTTTTGTTTTTACTTCGGCCATTTTTATTGGTAAATTTTAATTTTTTGTGCTGGGTTATTATCCACCTGGACTCCTGTTATGTCGTCGAAGGGAATCCTCTTATCTTCAGTTATTTCCTCTAGATTTGGTTCATCCTTAATGTTGTTGACTGCTTTTTTACCTGATTTTATCCTTTTCCACTCCTGATAGGACCCAGCCAGGGCCATTTCACTTATAGTCTTGTTCTTTTCCATCACCGTTTCAAGTGTCTTCAAGGTCGCTTTGTTTTGATTGTCTTGGGACCTGCGAGTAGCGGCGGCTTGCTTTGTTTGAAAATCTCTAGTGTTCTTAAGTTGTTTTTCCTGAAATTCCCTGTTTTTCTTGTTGTTAAAGTAAAAGAAAGCGAAGAAAACGGCAGAAGCGATAGCTATTATTGTAATTTCCATTTGCCTCCTGTTCTTGGGTAGCTGACTGGGTAAGAATCGAGGTCGTCTATAATTTTGACCTTCCTTCCTTCTTCCATGTCTAGCTGGTCAAGAAAACTTTTAATATTCTTTTTTTCATTTTTTTCATCAGCGTAATGATTGAGAACTTCGAGGATATCGTCACGGTTGACTCTAATCTCCTCTTTAAAACCGTCCACCGTCTTTACTTTTTTAGGATTCTCTTCTTTTGTCTTCTGAATCTTAGTTTTAATTTTGTTTAAGTCCATAAAAAAACCGCCCTCCCGGACGGATGTAATCACTACTACCTGTAATAGATTAGCATAAATAAAAACCTTAGTCGAGGTTTAACCACTTTGTCCATGAAGAACACTCATAAGAAAATACCTTTTTGTCCCTAAGGATACAAGAGAAGGCCACATCACCGTAACCCGACGCTTTTTTCACTTTAGACAGCTCTTTTTCCAACATATAGAGATAAGGCTTGTGTTTTTGGAGCATCGTTAGGAAGTTTTTTTCGTCAATTTTCATCCGTCTACCTCCACCTTTAGGGAGAACTTTCTGTCTGTGTTTTCTAGTATTTTTTTATTCCCCTCATGTAAAGCATCTAACCGACCATCGGAAACCATATGGCACTTTCTGCATCTCCATCTCCAGTTAGCCAAATTTCTTGTATATTTTCCGTTAAGATTAGTTAAATCATATGGGGGTCTTTTATTGCAATCTGGACATAGATTTGGTTTCGAGATCCTTTCAATCAACCAATCATGTAAGGCAGAATAGCCAACGGAATCTCCTTTCCAATTGTGATTTTTCTCAGCCATAACTGATTCGCTCAGTTTTTTCTTGTGTTCTTCCGTAAGTTTTTTGCCCCGAAAAGTTGCTCCCATTTTGAATCTAGACTCTTCAGTATAAACTCCGCTTGCCCACCTTAGTTTGGCCTTTTTACTTAGCTTTTCCTTCGACTCTTCGCTCATTTTTTTTCCTTTATTCCAGGGTTTCACAGTTTAGCCACACTCCTTTGTGCCTTTTTCTCACGACAACTTGCACACCAGGCAATAACGACTATATTTTTGGTCCTAGCGTCTATATCTAAAGGAATGGTATCAAGCTCAGTTCTACAAATAGGGCACTTACCCACCCAGGTGTAGGTTAACTCAGGAGGTAGGAGTTTCTCTTTGGGTAGAGTAATTTTTGGGGTCTTTTCTTCAGTTCCCTCAGCAGGATTTTTTACTTTGATTGGATGGGTTTTGCCGGCGTGAGAGATCTTGTTGTGAAAGTGGAGTTCGTCTTGGGAATCAAACGACATCGGATTTCCCGCACTATCTTTGCAAAAAGGACATATCCAAAGGTTTGCCATGTATTAGTCTATCACAATAGCTGAGTCAGGCTCTCAGTCAGGGATTGGTTTCCTATCTTGTTTTCCAGTTGATTGGTACTGCTTTCTCTAGTAATAGCTCCAGGTTTGTGTTCGTCGATGTTTACGCAGAAGTATTCTAACGCAGTCCGATGGTGGGAGGTTTGATCGTGGATAGGTTTAACAATCGGAGTGGTGACTTGAGCCGTTTCCGCCCGTTGGGGATACCTCGCCTCACGTATACAATCCATCCAGATTTCATTACCGATCGTTTTATTGACTAAAATCCCTGTTTGCAGGAAAACTTTGGTTTTTTCTCTCCTAGAAGCGAAATCGTTAGATTCGGTGTTTGTCTGGACGTAGATGTTAGCCGCTTCCAATGTCTGTCGGGTTGAAGTGCCGGTGACTAGATTCCTCTTAGAAACGTCCGGATCGCCAAAATGAACCCCATCCTTCCAAGAAGCGTGGTTCTTTATAATTCTCAAATCCTCATCTGTATAAGAAAAAGTTGAATCTATCTTTCCTCCTACGAAGGGAACGAACCAAGTGATAGGTTTATTGGTATTTTGGTAAGAATCGATTAAAACCCATTTATCTTTTTTCTGCCACCATTGGATAGCTGTGCCATCTAGGCCGAAATCCCAAGAACAGTAAAGCATCAACCTTTCTTCGTATTCATTTATAATCATCTCTGATAGCTCAATCTCAGGGTAAACACGGCCGGCGGTAGAAGTCTCCCAATTGATCATAATTTCTCTGCTAAAGTCGGAATCTGATCGTCTAGTCTTTTCTTTTTTGATCCATTCCTTAGTCTTACGAGGGTCTAGGTGATATGGCAGAGTAATAATCTTTATTTCCTCCCCATCGGTTCCATACCGCAAACGCTTGGCTTTAGATGGTTGAAGACCCGGCGTAGTCAAAACAATCCGACATTGGGTGGTGTCGGCGGTACTTCCCCAAGCTGCAGAACCGTTGTCCCAGAAGGCAAACTCATCTAATAAGATAGCCTTAAACCGCCCTCCTCTGCTAAAGTTGGGATTTGACGATTCGCCGGAAATAACGTTTCCATTGACCGGATTAAGAATCGACATGTAGGTACAGTGTTTTTTGAGACTAAATCCCTCCGGGAGCATAAAGGGGTACATTCTCCCAATAGTGTATTCTAATTTTCCAAATAAAGACTCTTCCTTATTGCTCAGTCCACCACCTCCTTTTGTGTTGTCGACGTATTGCTCCTTACGGGATCCTAGTAAGAAATTGGACCCGGGGATGTAAAGCCAGAACCACAGGAAAACGTCTAAAACTGTGTAAGTAGCTCCCATCTCTCTACATTTCTCAATAAAGACGTCTTCTCCCTTTTCGATAAGCTCCTTCAAATCCCAGACTAATTTCCTTTGAAAGGGGAACAATTTAAACGGAAGATGGTAGGGGTCCTTCTTGGGATTAAAGGTGTACAAAAAACGGGAGATAAATTCTTCGGGGTTGGTTTTACAGTCTTCGATTCTTTGAAGAACCTTACTGACTTCTTTTTTCTTCTCCGCATCCTTTTTAAGTGGCCGACCGTTTCTTTTTCCATTCCGAGTTAATTTAGTAGGACGTTTCATTATTTTATTCTACCATTCAGTTTTAGGCCTGGGACCCTTGAGCCCTTGGGGCCCCTTTAAGCCTTTGGGTGGAGGTGTGCGATATAGAGGAGGGGGTATATGGTACTAATTATATTGGCGTGGGGCCCCCCGACTGTGGTATGGCTTTTAGGCACGGTTTTAAGCCCAACGTCGTACAATGTAGAATGTGC